TGCGGTTTTTGATTGCTGACACCCAGTCTTTCGGCCAATGCCAAAAATCCGGAGTCTTTAAAAATGCTTTGCTCATTTATCATCCCTTCTATCTCATATTCCCCATCCTCTATCTTACCCTTGTCTTCGACATCTCCCCGGTGCTATACTTCTATCAAAAGGAGGAATTATGAACTCTATCGATTTTTCAAACATTGAACTTTCTTTCAAAGAAAAAACAACACTACGTCTTTTACTGATTATTCACTCCAATCGCCTGTACGATCAAAACACTCTTGATTATCTCTTGAGGCTTGGCCTACTCGATCGTGTACGTGGAGTTTATTCAGTAAATAGATTTGGGAAAATGTATTTACGCATCAAACGCAAAGAGCAAATGAGGTTCATAATCCCAACAACACTATCAGTTCTTGCGCTATTTGCTGGATACGATGTATGCAAGATTCCACTTCTGGGCGAAGCATTATCAACAGTAAAGACATTATTGGTGCATATACTGGAAGGTTTGGGAATTTTGCCATGACCCATTCCAGCAATGTCTTTCTTGGTTCGCAGAAATACCAGTGCAGAAATCTTTTCACTCTCACTTTTTCGCTTGCCCTCTCCTTCCGCCAGCCTATTCCTCATCATCTCTCCTCTTAACATTCTTGTAATACTAACGTAATATTTTTCTTGCTTTTTGTAATATTTTGTAATACACTATTTTTTGTAATCAGTATTCACCTCGTATCTTTGAAAGGAGAATTTTCTTATGAACATGATTCCCGTTTCTTCATCTAACATTTCCGCCATTGGTTACGATGGAACAACCCTTTATGTAAGTTTTCGCTCTGGCGGACTGTATAAATATTTCAATGTTCCACAATCTGTGTATAATGGATTGATGTCAGCTTCTTCTCATGGTAGCTATTTGGCCAACTACATCAAAGGGCACTATAACTATCAAAGAATACGTTAATCTGTAACAATAAAAAACACGGCAGGACCTTCTACAGAAACCTCTCTTTTCTGATACGGTTCTGCCATAATTACTTCTACACCTTCTCTGGTTTTCAATTCGGCAACCAATTCATAGGTCTTTGCTTTTGATAAATCCACTTCCTCGTCCTTTCTTCGGATATCCGTCAAACCAAGTAAATAATCTGTGCCCGCTTTACATATGCCTGACATCTTTACAAGAGCATCGCTTGGTATTGGGTTTACACCATTCAACCAGTTATAATATGTTTTTGTCGCAATACCTAAAGACTTCGCAAAGCCATCTTTTGACAACCCAAGCCGTGCTCTTTCAGCTTCGATATTCTCGTATTTCACTTGCTTCCTCCCTCCACCAACCATCCCTCAATCACCTCATGGTTGATTATGGTAGATATTACTCCGCTAATAATGATCTGTTTCGTTTCTTACACCTCCTTTTCGTCCTCTGTTGCGAACAGGTCTGTTGAATTTAATTCACTTTCATCTGCAAAAAAAATTGCGTCTCTCTGTTCGCTTGTTAATTTAAGCGCTCTCGTCAGCCCGGCAATTTCAGAAGCCTTAAATTCACTGGTTCCTTTCATTTTATTATATAATGTTTCTCTAAGAATGCCTGATTTTTCGGCAATTGAAACCATTGTCATGCCGGAATTGGAAACGATTGTTTCCAGAAGTTTTAAGTCTGGCATATTTTTACCCCCTTCCTTGTTGAATTTAATTCACATTTTCAATATAGCACTTGTGTGAATTTCTGTCAACAGTTTTTATCATTTTTGTTGATTTATTTTCACACTTGTGCTATATTTACCT